AGGTTTCCGACTTCGGGGGAGATAAACAAGCCTGGACAACATACAGACAGTTATTAAGAGACATACCACAAACATATAAAAATCCAGAAGATGTAGTTTGGCCAGAAAAACCAAAAAAATAACTGAAATAAACATAGATAAATATTCGTAACGGAGAAATTTTTAAATGGCATATACAATCGTAAAGAGCGACGGTACAGTTCTTACTACGGTTCCGGATGGAACCGTAAACACTACTAGTTCGTCCGTAGGTTTACCAGGAAGAAGCTATTCAGGTTACGGACAAATTGTAGACACCAACTTTATTCATCAACTTGAAAACTTTGCAGCAGCTACTCCTCCCCCTAATCCTCTCAGAGGTCAGCTATGGTTCAATACAACTAATAGCACAGTATATGTTTGCCCCAATGACGGCGAAGCAAACGCAGCAGCCTGGCTATCACTAACATCTACTGCATCCGGTGCTACCACTACATTTGGTAATGCTTCTATTAGCGGGAGTCTATCATCTAATAACATCACTGTCACTAATGAAATATCAGCCGGATCAATTGCTTCCGACTCACTAACGATTGCGAGCCAAGCAAATATAGCCAACGCTACTTTATTAGGAACCACAACAGTATCAAGTTTAAGTACTGCTACTATTACGACAGGTAGCGGAACTACTAATGGTAACTTGACGGGTACATGGACAGTAAGCGGTTCTGGAACTGCAAATGGTATTAACGGCACTGCACTTTGGATCACTAACGGAAACTTAGTAGTAGGCGGGGTTGGCTCTACTTTAGGTATCAGAACAGACAACTATTACTATGCAAACGGTCAGGCAATTTCATTCACTGGATCATACAGTAATAGTAATGTTGCTGCATATTTGCCTACTTATACAGCTAACGTTGGTTCGGTCGGCGGCGCCGCAGTATTTAATGGTAGAACTATTTCAACCGGTGCAAACACTACTACTGGTAATATCACAGGTAACTGGACATTGACTAGTGGTTCAAAACTCAACGCTACTTACGCTGACCTTGCAGAACGTTTCGCAGCAGATGACAATTATGAGCCCGGTACCGTAGTTCAATTGGGCGGAGAAAAAGAAGTCACTGCCGTAAAAGACGAACTATCAGAAGAAGTATTCGGTGTGGTATCAAAAACCGCGGCTTATCTAATGAATGCAGGTGCAGGAGGTGATGACACTCACCCAGCAATTGCTGTTGCGGGTAGAGTAAGTGTAAACGTAGTTGGTAAGATCAATAAGGGCGATAGATTGGTTAGCGCAGGTAATGGCCTAGCAAGAGCAGCTAAGACAGGTGAAGCCACAGCGTTCAATACAATCGGTAGATCATTAATAAATAAAGATACAGATGATAACGGAACGATAGAAGCCGTTGTTATGATAAGATAATTAAGGATTTAAAATGACCTACGCTCAATTTGGCACTATTCAGGCGGCCGACTTTAATACATTAGTAGGGGGAAATCCCACTACTACGGCCAACACATTAAATGCAACTTGGGCGACAGGCGGTACTACCGCAGGTTATGGTCAGACAGCAGTATCTAACGTAACAGCGGGTACTAATATTTTAGCCAGCACTCAGTGGGCATCATTGGTCGCAAACACTGCTAGTGCAGCAACACACCAGGGTTCAAGTATTACAAGTGTGTCTACTCCTGTATCGGGAGGGGTCATTACATTTAACTCAGCTATCCCTACAAACTTACAAACAATTTACTCTAACAGACTTAATGCAGCTACACAGGGTTCTACCTCATCTAATACCGCAACGTATGGTTCAACTTGGTCAAACCAGCTGACATTCACCCACACTGCAACCTTTGCTAACGGTGACGCTGCTAGATATTTCTTCAACAGCGGTGGCCAACTTAAGATGACAGTATCACATCCAAATGGTACTGGTATTAACTTGTTGTTCAGTGATCTAGCAAGTAATGTAGGTACAGTTGTAATGTCAGCCCCAACGTCAGGGTCTGTGACTATTGCCGGCACATCATATAACGGTATTACTAAGGTCGGTGGTGGCGGTAATGCTCCTACTATTGACTCAAGTAAGGGCTACTTTGGATTGACCACATCAAATGCTACAGTGTTTACACAAACAGCAAGCACAGGTCCTTCTGGTTATCTTTCAACATTCATTCGCTTCATTGTAAAGAGCAACGGTACTCAAGGATCAAACGGAGACGCCGGTTCAGCAGTTACGATCTACACAATTTGGGATGAAGTTCCAGATGGTCTTGTAGTATCAACCGGCTCTGCAACAACAATGACCCTTACTGCACCAGAAACAACTAACTTAGCTAATAGCTGGGGAACGGTTACACTAGCAGGCACAGTAACGGGTTCATAACTTTTTATTCCTAAATAAGTATCCATCTTAAATACTCTTAGGAGTTAAAGATGGATACGAAAAGTTTAATACAAGAAGCTAAAGCCCGCTTCAATCACAATTCAGCAAAAGATTACCTAAAAGAAAAGTATAATGCAAAGCTATTGATAGCAGAGCAGGGCGGTCTTTGGCGCGCTGACCAAGAAACGATTACATTTTTATCTGTTATGCCCAACGATTACGACGATAGAATTGTCATGATTGACACTTTCCAAAATCCAGTTCTAGTAGATCGTAACGAGCTATTATCCAAGCTCAAAGATACTTACCATAGTGTAATGCTTGATTGGTATAATGAGTGGAAAGAACTTGAAGGTAAAAGATAATGACTGAACTAGTATACGATTCAGATAACGGCATCATCGCATTGGCGTTGTATGTGTATGTTCAAGAAGCAACGAAGCTGGGCGGCGATCAGCGTTTAATTGATAGAGCCAGCGAACTAGAGTTCATCTTCAAGAATAAACCCTCAACAGAAAGATATGAGTGGCCAGAATGTCCCGAGGTGTAATCTTATTTGCCTTCAATAGTCCTAAGTACAATTACTATGAAATGGCATATCACACTAAACAGCGTGTAGAACATTTCCTAAAGTTGCCTGTTACCTTAATAACAGATGAAGATTCAATCCCCGTAGACTATGAAGATCATGGCTGGGATCAAATTACTTGGACTACACCAGACAAAGATAATTTCAGAGATTGGGGACAGTGGATCAACAAGGGCAGATATATGGCATATGAACTAAGTCCATATGATGAAACTATTCTACTAGATGCGGACTATATTGTCAACTCAGATAAATTATTAAAGTTGTTTGATATTGATACTGATTTCTGTTGTCACAATAAGACTAACTTTGTCATGCACCCAGGAGTTCCCCAAGAAGTGTTGAGCGCATATAGCTATGAAACATTATGGGCTACTGTTGTAAAGTTTAGAAAAAGCAAAAGAGCAGAGCAAATCTTTCAATGTTTAGAAATGGTACAAAAGAAATATGAACACTACGCCAACATTCATAATTTTATCGCCGGTGTATATCGCAATGATTATGCTCTTACTCTTGCCCTTCGTATTGTTGACGGTCACTATAGTACTCCCGATAATTTTATTCCGTGGGACTTACTCCATGTTGGAAAGAACACTCAAGTTTATAGGGATAGAGAAGAAGAATTCAGTACAGAATATACCGTGATGTTTGACAACTGGCAAAGAGGCAAGATTCGTAAAGAGTACATCAACATTAAAGACATGGACTTCCACACCATGAATAAAGATTTATATGTGGAGATGATCAATGGATAAGGGCTTTGTAATCATGGCACAGGGTTCTGACTATGAACTATGTGCTGATGTATTAAAGAGTAGCATTCTTAAGGTAATGCCTGACAGTAAGGTAACAATTATTACTACCGATATGCTTCCATATGGTGATCAAGCTCCTGATACAAATTGGAAGTTACAGAACGATTGGCAAGTATACGAAGCAAGCCCATATGAATATACTATCAAGCTTGAAGCTGACATGTACATCCCAAGACCAATTGATTATTATTGGGATGTGTTGAAAGATAGGGACCTTGTTGTGTCAACGAGTATACGCAACTTCAAGCAAGAAATCTCAGATATTAAAGCTTATCGTAGATTCATTACTGACAACAACTTGCCCGACACGTATAATGCCATCACGTATTTTCGTAAAAGTGAATTAGCAGAAAAGTTCTTTGCTATCACAAGAGACATATGGGAAAATTGGGAAGATTATAGAAGCAATTTAAAGTGCAATGTTGATGAATTGGCAACAACTGATTGGGTATACGCTATCGCATGTCATATATTAGGTATAGAGAACACCACACTGCCTCAGTTTGAACAAATGTCTATGGTTCACATGAAACAATTCATTAACGGACTTCCCACACAAAGATGGACAGATACACTAGTTCCTGAAGTCTTAGATCATAGTATCAGAATCAACACGATACCTCAATTGTATCCACTTCACTATCATTTAAAAGACTTTGCTAAAACATTACAGGATAAACTCAATGGATGAAGATTATGTAATTATTTGGGAAGCTCCTGTATTAGAAAAGCCAGAGTTTCGTCTTTATTATGATGACAAGGGTCAAGTAATATGCTATACTTGTGAAAAGCTAGATGGCAATTATATTATAGTTGACAACTTGACATTCGCAGAAGCTAGACCTGATGTAAGAGTTGTAGACGGGAAACTAGTAAGAAACAATACTGGATCAGTTGTCAGTAGACTATATGAAGATACATCCGGCACTCTATGTGAATCGGATGATATTAGTATTATTTCTGATATTAATGGAAAATATTGGAATCTTAAGACTATATCACTTTAAATAACATTAATATTATAGTAATACGTTTGATAACCTAAATACGCACCAGTTGCATAGGTAGTAATGTTAGCCAACGTATCAGTTAAATTAAATATTTTATATCCGGCCGCTGTTGATGTTGATCCTGTATCAATAAAATCTAATCCCGCTATCACAGAA